GCGCTACAAGGCTTGCTAGATCGCCGAGGAATTGTTATTGACGGCATCTCTCAGACCAAGATTGATCGTATCGGCACAGTCTTAGGCGATGCGCTCGCATCAGGTATCACGCCAAGCAAAGTTTCTATTATGGTAGATCAGGTCATCAATGACCCGCAACAAGCACTCACAATCGCGCAGACTGAAATGTCACGCGCCGTATCTGTCGCATCCCGCAATCTCTATGAAGATTCAGGGGTTACTCAAGTCGAATGGCTAGTAGCTGAGGGTTGCGATGATTGCCAAGAAAACGCCGATGCCTCACCTATCGGCATTGACGAAACTTTCCCCACCGGGGATACCGAGCCACCAGCTCACCCAAACTGTATGTGCAGTCTTGCACCTTATGTAGATACATCAACCCTAGGAGAATAAATGGCACTTGTTCAGACAAACACCACCGTTGGCACAACTGCCACAACGATCTTTCAGGTTCCGGCGGGTACTCGCCAGAACGCGCCTATTTACATTGACAACCTTGATTCTGCTGCTATCTGGATTGGTGATGCCAACATCACAACATCAGGCGCAACTCAAGGCATCAAGATCGCTGCTGGCGGTTCACGCCAACTTTGGTGCAACGCTCTCGATCAGATTTTTGCAATCTCAGCAGCGGGAACTGGCGCTGGTCTTGTTGTAGTAACGGCATCGGTCTAAGGAGAAACATGAACAACGATTTCGCAACCTCGTATGCAGCGATCATCAAATCTGAAAAGCAGGAAGATGGTTCGCTTATGGTTTACGGCAAGGCAACGGATGAAACCCTTGACCTTGACAATCAAATCTGTGATGCTGGCTGGCTCTCAACTGCCATGCCACAATGGTTTAAGTCTGGCGGCAATGTCCGTGAGATGCACACATCTATCGCGGCAGGAGTAGCCAAGGAATATGAAGCTAAAGCCGATGGTCATTACATTACTGCTCATGTCGTTGACCCTCTTAGCGTTAAGAAAGTGGAAGCAGGAGTTCTTAAAGGCTTCTCAATAGGAATCAAAGCACCTCGCGTTGTACGCGATCAAAAGGCTGCTAATGGTCGCATCATTGATGGTCAGATCATTGAGGTTTCACTTGTTGACAGACCTGCTAACCCATCAGCCAAACTCATCATGGCTAAGAGCGTAACTGGCGAGTCAACACTCGTTCAGGTTGAAGAATTGCATGAATACAACGCACCACTTCCTAGCGATCTTTTCAAGCGTGAGGTTTCCGATAAAGAGCGTGAAGCACTTGCAGCTCGCGGTGCAGCGATGCCTGACGGCTCATACCCAATCGCAAATGTTAGCGACCTCAAGAACGCTATTCAGGCGTTTGGTCGCGCTAAGAATCCAAACGCAGTAAAGAAGCACATCATTCGCCGCGCTCGCGCACTTAACGCCCTTGATGTTCTTCCTGACGATTGGAATGTCGGCAAGGCTCTCAAAGCCCTAGAACCCGACAATGTTAAGTTCGACCAAGATGCCTTTGAACGCGCTCGCAGAGCCGTTGCTCAACTAATTCAGGTTGAAGCGGGCGAAATGGGCGATGGAGAAGATGAAACCTATTCTCTGGGTCAACTTGTCGAGGTGGCTAATCACCTTATGGCTTGGTACGCAGGGGAACAACAAGAGGGAGAAGTTATGCCAGAATCAATCGAGTTGTCTGCTGCGGCTGACACGGTAAAAGAGCCTGACACAACCGCCGGATGCGATTGTGATGGCTGCAAGTCTTGTAAGTCTGACGGTGGATGCGATGACAAGATGTGCAAGTCACATCACATGGGCGCAGACAAGTCAGCAACAGTTGAGAAGTGCCTACAATGCGGATGCAACCAAGTCGGTCAATCTCACGGTCTAACCACCGTTCCAGATGTAACTGCGCCGGGTCAAATCCCAGTTCAAGCAAATGTATCAACTGCCACAATCGTTACACCTGAGCAAAATGCTGGAAGCATTAAGTCTGTTGAGGGTGACGAAGTTCCTGCTGCCGAAGAGGTCGCAGAGGTTGTAGCCGAAGAGGTTGCAACAGAAGAAGTTTCTGCTGAGGAATCAGCAGAGAAAACCCTGCTTAGTGATGAAGTTGTAAACGCCATCATTGAAAAGGCCGTGTCATTGGCTACGGAATCTGTTAAGGCAGAAGTTGTGCTTGCTAAGGCTGCAATTGAGGCAGCAGAGAGCAAGGCAACTCAGCTTGAAACCGAACTAGCACAGGCTAAATCAGCAGCAGTCGCAGGTGGCCCAAAGCGCTCCGCAATTGCAGCAGGTAAAAACCAAACTAACGATCTGCTTGTAAAGGCAGCCGAATACAACAACAAGGCTGCTTCAACAACAGATTCCCAACTTGCTCAAGGCTACCGAGAAATTGCTAAAAGCCTTCTCGAAGAAGCCTCTAAGAGCGAATAACCGAAAGGAATAACATGGCCGAAATGCCTCGCGCACATGACCTGTTTGCTGATGCGGATTCCGCAAAAGCAGCAGCAGTCCGTATGGATGACTACCAAGCTGCGCTTACAAAGTCATTCTCAGCACCAACATCAACAAACCTCGGAGCAACTGCATCAGTAGACCCTGTTGCTGCTCTTGAGTCACTCGTTGCTAACAAGTCAATCGCTCCTGATGCTCTTGCATCAGTAACAAACGCACTTGCAACACAACGCCAAGTACAGGCAGATATCGCTAAGGACATCAGCCTTACATCTCCATTGTCATCATCTTTTGCAGCCTTCGACCTCGAAGCACCTGCAAAGCTCTTGACACCACGCCCAACACCACTTCGTAACAAGATCGCTCGTAAAAAAGGCGTTGGCACAAGCCACCGTGTTAAGCGTATCCTTGGTTACACAGGTACAGGCACAGGCGGAGTAGGAAACATCTTCCCGGGTGTTACCGAAACCACCACAACAACATTTGGTTCAATCGCTTACGAGCGTGGCCCAAAGATCAGCTATGCTGCTGATGATCTAATCCTGCCTTACAACACATACTCTCTATCTGACTCAGTTAGCTTTGATGCTAACTTCTCAGGACTTGGATTCCAAGACCTTCGTCAGCTTTCTTCAACATCAACACTTTACGCAACAATGTTGATGGAAGAGCGTATGCTCCTTATGGCTCGCGGAACTGCATCTGGTTACTCAGGCGCTCTTTCTGCTCCAACAGTTACTGCTTCAGCAGTTAACGCAACAGGAACACAGGTTGGACTTGCTGCTTCAACACAGTTCTTCATCTATGTAACTTCCGATGCTGGTGCTTTTGGTGAGTCTGTTGTTTCAACAGTTCAATCTCCAACAACCTCATCTGGTTCACAGGTTATCAACATCACAGTTGGCGCAGTCACAGGCGCTCTTGGTTACAAGGTCTATGTTGGTCTTACAACAGGCGCAACAAACGCAACTTATGTTGGTCGCTTCACAGGTACAACTGCCGTTCTTCAGGGCGCAGCTTCTACCAACACAACTAACAACAACCTCGTTTACTCAACAGGTGGCGCTGCTGCTCCTTCTGCTGATACCTCTGCTTATGCAACAGGTTACGATGGAATCATCCCAACCCTTCTTTCAACAAAGGGTGGATACAACAACGCAGTTAACGCTCAGTTCTCAACAAGCAATCCGGGCGCTGAATACCAGACTGTTTTCTACAACCTCTACAACAATGTTAAGGCTGACCCAGATGAGATTCTCATCAACGGTTCAGACCGCAAGCAGTTGTCAGATGCCATCAAGAACGGCTCAACCGCTAACTACCGTCTAAATCTTACACAAGATGAAACAGGTAACTATGTCGGTGGAGCAACAATCGGTGGACTTCATAACGAAGTTACAGGCAAGCTAGTGGACATCACAGTTCACCCTTGGTTGCCACAGGGCGTTTCTCCTGTTATGTCTTACACATTGCCAATCCCTGATTCAGAAGTTTCTGATTGTTGGGCTGTTTACAATGTTCAGGACTACATGGGTATCCAATGGCCTGTTACACAGTTCTCATACGACTTCAGCACATACTTCCGTGGAACATTCATGGCACAGGCTCCAGCTTGGTCAGGTATCGTTTCAGGAATTGCATCTGCATAACCGTACGAACATTAAGCAAGGCGCATCGAAAGGTGCGCCTTGTCTTACTAAAGGAGAAGGCGCATGACACGATTTATCCCACCATCAGGATTAAAGTCCATTGGTATCGAAACCAAAGATGGCGTGAAAACATTAAAGGCTGGCAAAGACGGCACATTCACCGTCAATGACCCAAAGCTGGCTAAACAACTTAAAAAAGAAGGCTTAGGTATCGCCGGAACTGCTGGCGTTATCGCTAACCCATCAAGCGTGGGCTACACCTGTAATAAATGCGGGTTTGGTTCATTCTTCAAAAAATGTTCAAAGTGCGGAGAGATAAATGGCTAATGCTTATTCAGGTACAACTCACCAGTTCTCTACACCTTACCTAACGCTTACCGAGTACAAGAACGCGCCTACCGCGATTGATCTTGATAACCTAGTATGGAACTCGCAAGACCCAGATGTTCAGGATGCTGAACTCAACAATGTTATTGCCCGCGCAAGCTCTTGGATTGACACCTATTGCAACCAAGTCTTAGCAGCGACTACCGAAACAGAGCAACAACGCACACGCATCCGCGAAGATGGCACAATCCGCTTTCATCCTCGCTACAACCCAGTTATTGCGCTCACATCATTTTCTTACGGCAATCCTAACTACCAGATGATTACAGTTCCCGATTGCTCAAACGCATGGATTGAAGATTCTCAGATTATCTTCCCTTATGCGACTTTCTCTACCTCGTACTCCAATCAGGGGCCGCTTCAGTTTGGCTTCCCAAGCGCGCCACGCCAAGAAGTGTTTCTCAAATACACCTATGTAAACGGCTACGCCAACACCCTTATCAACACGGCTACCGCAGGGCAATCAAGCCTTACCGTTACAGATGGCACAGGCATCACCGCAGGGCTTACGCTTAAGATTTATGACGGCTTTGATTCAGAGTTTGTCACAGTTGCCAGCACCTACACTTTTGGCTCAACAACTATCCCGCTAGTCAATCCTCTTTCATACAATCACGCTAACGGCGTATCTATCTCAGCTCTACCGCCAGCAATCAAGGAAGCCGCTATCTTGGTGACTACCTCAATGCTCAAGGTTCGTGGAGATAACTCAATGGTGATGAGCGTTGCTTCTCGCGCTTCTCAAGCCGTAGAAGGCGCACAAGGGCTAGGCACAGAACTCAAGATCGCTCAAAACCTTCTTGCTCCTTATCGCCGGATGCGCTAATGCTTACAGGTCGCGCCGCAGTTCGCTCAACTCTTGCCAACTTTATCGGTCAGCCAAATGTTCAAGGCATCAACCAAGTCTTTACCGCCTTTCCTAAGCGTATTGATTTTCAGGTTAACGCCCTACCTTCTCAGCAATCTCGCGCTGCCGCAGTTATTCACATTGAATCAGAACGCGAAACCCGCTTGGCTATCGGTGGAGCGACATCAGGCATCAAGCAGGTTGATTACACCGTTGTAATTCAAATCTTCCATCATTCTATGGAGCGCGATTCGCAAGATGCTATGGATGACTTTGACACAACGATTGACAACCTCAAAGAGAAGTTGCGCTCAGATCACACATTTGGCGACCCATCAAGCAACCTCGTATGGCAAGGCGCAGAGCCAGCGATTGATGTTTCCTACGGCGAGCCTATGTCTAATGACGGCACATCTACCGAAACATGGGCATCACTTCGTTTTACCGTTACTCAAATGATTCAAGCCTAAGGAGAAAAATGGCTAAGCATAAATACACGGGAGAGTATGAAGTTACCTTCCCCTCAATCGCAACCGCAGTAAAGCCGGGCGATGTATTTGAAGCACCCGCAGATTTCAAGGCACACAATGTCACACCAGTTAAAACCACCAAGCCA